TTTATTTGTTTGAGTTTTGGGACTTCACGGTCAAGTTTCACATGATTAAACATACTGTATTATAACGTTATTTCTCTAAAACGTCAACAGCTGCGTTATAATGATGGATACGATCATCTAATCCAATCACACCACCATTAATTTTTTTGGTCATTGTTGTAAAGTCACCAGAGTCAGCGTATTGGTTTAGTTTATTCTTAGACCAAAACCAGCATGCTGAATGAATTGCGTAATAAGGATCAAGAAGAAGATCGGGGTCTTCTAACAAAGTTGCATCTTGAAATAATGCCTGTGAACATGCTTTATAGTTATCCTTACCAGTCAATTGAAGAAGACCTCTCCCCCTAAACTTATAACCTTCACCGGTATGTTCGTCCCCATTACCCATTCTACCCCCATATGTTTTGTTGGCAATTTTTTCAGGTTTACCAGCATAGTCTTCTGCCACGTTAGCAGGGAATCTTTGTGGCCATAACTTAGTTAGAGTTGCGCCTTTATAATTTAAATTTTCTTCTAATACAGAAAAACCACCAGACTCATGTGCACATTGTGCAATGAAAGCAGCAACCCGCTCAATAGTATTAATTTCGTATTGTGGTAATGCTTCGTTTAATGCTTCAAGCCAGGGGGTAGTACCACCAATTGCTCTTGGAATCAATGCATCCACGTGTTCTTGTGTTAACTCAAAACTCATTTATTTTCCTTAAACTGTAAAACTGCTACCGCACCCACATGTGTGCTTGGCATTAGGGTTAGTAATAATAAATTCTTTTCTCATTATTTCATCTTTATAATCTATACTGGCACCTTCCAGGTACTGCATACTCATTGCATCAACAAGTACTCTAAACTCACCCAGCGGTACTTCAAAATCATCATCATTCATTGTTTCATCAAAAGTAAACCCATAACTAAACCCTGAACATCCTCCCCCTTGCACAAAAGTTCTAAGTGAGAGGTTGGGGTTATTCTCTTCTACTAACAAATCTAAAATTTTAGACTTTGCAGCACTTGTTATTGTAATCATTTATAGCGGCCTTTATAGCATCTTCTGCAAGTATTGAACAATGTATTTTAACCGGTGGTAGGGCAAGTTCTTCAGCAATTGCGCTATTAGTAATTTCTCGTGCTTGGTCAAGCGTTTTTCCTTTAACCCATTCTGTGACGAGACTGGAACTTGCGATTGCTGATCCACACCCGTAGGTTTTAAATCGTGCATCTACTATTATACCTCTCTTAACTTTAATTTGAAGCTTCATTACGTCACCGCATGCAGGCGCCCCCACCATTCCTGTACCAATGGTTTCGTCTATATCAAACTTACCCACGTTACGAGGATTTTCATAATGATCAATAACTTTTTCTGAATATGCCATATGATTATTTATCTATTAAGTCTTCGTATCTAAGCTTAGCCATAATGTAATCTTTTACCAGTGAGCTTCTCACAATATCATCCACTTCAAATTCTACCCTTGTAAAAGCACCCATGTGGTAGGCAATATCAAAGAACTTTAAAAGACCAGATTTATCGTTACCTTTTTTTAAATCTGTCTGTCTGTAATCTCCACACCAAATAATTTTAGACCTGTAGCCAACCCGGGTCATTACGGTATCTATTTCTTCAAAATTCATATTTTGCATTTCATCCACTATAATAATAGCATCGTCAAACGACATACCACGAATGAATGATGTAGAAATAAATTCAATATGACCTTGTTCGGCTAATCTATCATAAGCATCTTTTCTATCAAATAAAGTATGACAGATTTGTCGATACGGTTGCTGGTAGATATCTAACTTATCATCTATATCACCAGGTAGGTGACCCATTTCTCTAGACTGTACAGCCGAACGTACAATAATAATTTTATTAAAAGGGTTATTTCTGTCTAAAACTTCTTCAAGGGCTTTATACAATGCAATAAACGTTTTTCCTGTTCCTGCAACACCATGAAGAGCTATAAAATAATCCCCTCTTTTATATGCATCGTAAAACTTCTTTTGATTTTCTGTTAATGGTGTAAAAGTCTTTAAGTGATCTAATTTAAATTTTAAGGTATTATTTGTAGCCTTTGTCTGAACACTTCTATCTTCGGTATCGTGAACAATGGCTAGCTTGGCAGCTCTTCTATTATTAGACATGAAATCCCTTTGTACATAAAAAAAGGACAACAGAATTACCTGGTGTCCTTACGTTGAGTTAAATAATATATTCACATAACTCATTATCTAGATAGTTTATTGGATAAATTACTTCTATAATTAGCAGCATGTATCTTTGACATTACTTCACGAAAGCCATCATCTGGTTTTCGTACACCTAACCTAACAGAATCCCCCATTGCTGGAGCTCCCATTATCGTCTCAAGTTCAGGATTTTCTTTAAGATACTCCTCGCGTGAATTCCACGACATTATCTTATCAAAAATTTCTTCTGTCTTTTTATTTCGAAATGTATATGTTGGCATATTTTTATTTATACAAACTCAGGCGGTGATTCAAATATAATATGATCACAAGGATAAACTTCAAAGGTAACTCCTGGATTACTTGCAGCAATTTGACCTTTAACCTTTTCTAGTTTATCTAAGTCGTCAAATACCCCTACATGAACAGACTTTTTAAGTCTTCCTAATTTATCTAAGACTTTAAATTCTAAGTTATATACTGTATGCATTAATTAATAGCGCCTGAGGACGTTTCACCGGTTAATTGTTCATACATAGTTTCAAACTCTTCATGCTCGGCTACCTCACGAGAAAAGTTCTGCTTATGATATACTTTAGCTAACCTACGAAAAGTCTTTTTATTCATCTCGTATTCTTCACAGCAATTATTAATTGCCTCTTTAATAAGATCACGTTCACCTTCAATACGTGTCATAGATGCAGATAACTCATCCATACATTTCTTAATTGCTTTACGTGCTGCGGGGTCTGACGGTAAACTCATATTATATTCCTATACTTCAACTGTTAATAATTTAAACTCATCTGCACTATCCTCGTAGCCTTCATAACCTCTTGGGTTACAAAATACCCGAGTTGAACCAACCATGTAATCAAATACGTCGTGTGTATGACCATGGGTCCATAATTTAATTTGTGGGTGATCTAAAATGAACTGTGTTAGATCAGAACTATAACCACCATTCATATGATAGTCATCTTTATACTTTGGCTTTGTAGATTGTTTGGAAGGCGCATGATGACCAACAACTACAACTTTACTATTATCAGTTGGAATCGAATCATTGATAAATTTAAGCATTAGTTTATGATCTTCTAAAGCATCTTCTGGACAAAATCTAGCTGCTTGACTAGACGACCCAACCTGACGAGCCGAGTTAAAAACGATTCTAAAATCATTCATTAGGTGACCAATATCAAAAAGGGTAATAGGGTCTTCTTTATTCATATCTGTCCACAAAGTACCCCCGATAAAAGTAACATCATCTATAACTTTAACTTCTTTATCTAAGAAATAAACGTTATCGTATTGTAATAGTTCTTTTCTATAAATGCCAGCACTTGTCTGAAAGTCACCATGATAATGCTCATGGTTACCCATAATATAAATAACATGTGGAAACTCTTCTGAACAACGTTTAAAGAATTCTCTGAAAGTTTCCCCCCTGAATGAGTCCATATTAGCTATATCTTTAGCAACACAAATATCACCTGAAAGAATCAATACATCAGCATTATCTTCATTTTTTAATTCGATATCGGCGAACTCAAGATGGAGGTCAGAACAAACAGCTATCTTCATTATCTTCTCATTTGCGCCACTTCAACGGCATTTTCATCAGTAAAAATAGGAACTAAATTAGACTTATGCATAGTAGCAATACCTAGCATTTTATCTCCAGTATAATGCATAGTTTTTTTACCCGTATTAACTGCACCTACATGACCAGTATCTAAACTAGGATAACGAACAGTTTCTCTTACATATGCTTTATAAACAGTACCGGGTAAAAGGACATTACTCATAGTTACTTTCTTTTTAGATTTACCAGAAGGATTAATGCCATGCTTAGCGCACCAAGCAGCGTATTGCTCGCGCTCAGATTTAGGGGCTTTTTTAGGCTTAAGAGAGGATTTAGTATTAAAATAGATCATAATATATTATAACTCATCTAAAGAAAAAAATCAACTTTTACGAGGTTGCCGTAAATTTACCTGCTTTGCATTATAAAATCTCTCTGGCTCAGGTAAGGTTCCACTTACTAACCATGGGATCGGGGGTATTGGTTTTTCAAATTGTTTAAGAAAAGATACCCAGAGAGATTTTATTCTAAAGGGATAGATACTTCCTTTTTTTCCTTTTTAGGTTTAGGAGGATCTGCAGTTAATGCTTTAGGAAAGGCTTCTCTAATTAAATCTTTACTTAATGTTTTGTATCGAGTTTCTAATTTTCTATCTTTAGCAAGGCATAGTACCTCTGCCTCCGTCCAGTGAACTCCCTCAAGCATTGTAACAAATAACGCCTCCCTTTTAATTGTAGGTAGGTTAACTTTTTCTGGAGGTTCAATCCAAATATAAAAACGTCTAAGTTCAAGTTGAAGATTTGTCTCATTATAACAATTGGTTTATCTGTATCTTTCT